TTAATTGTAAATTTTTCATCAATAAATTTATTAATCTCTGCTGCGGTATGTAAATTATTAATAGGAGATATATCAAGGTTACTTTTAGCAATCCATATATCAGCAGGATTCCATTTATCTTCTGCTGTAAATTTAGATTCTTTTAGTGTTGTTAAATTTTTATTGACTCTTTTATATGCATCTTTTATTTCTTTATCATCAAATCCACTACCACGATAGAACCTAGCATCTTGCACTCTACATTCTTGTTGACTATAAAGTTTATTTGCTGCTAAACAATGCGACTTATGCCATACGGTATCTGCCCATAAATTTTCAAAAGGTGTATCTACAAAACAATAATTATTATACGCTTCTCTAAGAATTGTTTCTGATAATGGTTGTCTAAAATCTAAATCTTGATTAACAAGATGATATCTTACCGCACAATATACAGCAAACATAGACTCATTTATAGCAGTTGATGCTGATCCACCTCCACTACCAGAACCTGTTATAGGTTTTACTTGTACACGAAATTTTTTATTATCTACTATAGGAATGTCTATAACATTTCCATTTACTTCTACATCATATGTTTCTCTACTTCCTGTAATATTTTTGCTACTTATGGCATTTACTAAAGTATTTGTTATTCCACCTCTTTGATTTTGAGGTACGTCTATTCTAAGATTAAGAACTATTTGTTTAGTTGGATCTAATTGTCTTATAACTTGAACATCAGTTGCATTATATCCTTCTTCACGTAGACACGTTGTTATATCTCTTGCACGTCCTGCAAAATCTGTTCCTAAATCAGTAAATGAGTTTTGCTTTATTGCCATTTACCTATTTATTTTAACGATCTCCTGCTTTTCTATTTTCTGACTTATCAACAGAGAATGATCCACCAGGATATCTCTTTTCTAATTTCTTAACGTTACCTCTTATAACATCATCAAATGATATGTCTAGTGCAATACAAGCATTTGCTACGTACCACATAACGTCACCCAACTCAATAATAAGATGTTCTCTATTGTCGTCGTTCCAAGGCTTACCTTGGAAAACCATCTTCTTAACGATCTCAAGAAACTCTCCAGACTCAGCAGCAAGCCCAACGCCAGCAGTGGTAAGGCGTTCAATATTGGCACCTTGTCTGTCAAGTTCACCCAGACGATCAGCAAGATCGACAAAATTCTTACTAGTATCGCTTGTGACAGTATCCACGAAGTGAGAATACCTATCAAAGTCCACATGATTTATACGTTCCATTCTGCAAATTTAGATAATCGGTTTTGTGTTTGTGAGAATTGTTGTAAGGTTTCTCCTACCTTTTCATCTTCTATATTGATGGCAGATGAATCTTCTGCTACATCATACAACCTCATTTTCGCTCTGTCAATTCCCAGAATAAATTTTCTTGAGGCAGTCGGGTCGTTGTATCTGTTCTTAAGTTGTTTGACCAAGATGCGACCCTGTTGCTCGAGCTCCTCAGTAGATATAAGGGCAAACATAAAATCAGCAGTGGCAGGGAGACCAAAAGACTCAGAAGTGTCAGTGAGATCGGGATCAGAGTTACCAAACCCACTACGAGTAGTTTGAGTGGCAGAGATAATAGGTACATTACTTTCCACAGCAAGACCCCGAAGCTCTTCAGCAATCGCTTTAACATAAGTATACGAGTTAACAACAGCACCTTTATATCTAACAGATGCACAAATGTTTAGATAGTCTATAAAGATAAGATCAGGTGCAAAATCTTTCTTCAGTTTAAGATCACTTAAGAGTGCCTTAAAATGTCCTGCATGTGCAGATGCAGTAGGGTACTCTTTAATGATCAGTTTACCTTGTGTTTTTCTAGAGATCTCATTTACTTTTGAATTAAATAAAACCTCAGGAAGTTCCATGATGTCCTTGACGTTTACGTTTAGAAGATTTGCGTCAATTCGTTCAGCAATCTTCTCCTCTGCCATTTCACATGTAATGTAGAGAACGTTGTAGCCCTGAGTGAGGGCGGAACCAGCCATGTGGCACATGAATAAACTCTTCCCGACACCTGTACCAGCAAGAGCGATGTTGAGAGTCTTGTTAGGGAGACCACCTTTCGTAATAAAGTTAAACTTTTCCAAATCAAAGGGAATTTTTTCTTCTTTCCTGTGATAAAATTCATATCTGTCTGATGATTGTTCAATGTAGTCATGTCCTATATGTTCGTCGAAGGAGACAGCAAGAGCATCCTGTAAGATGCTAGGTATAGCACCCTTGGTAAACTTAGTTTCTCCGCCATCAGCAATCTTAATAGACTGCATGAGTGCTAAGTATATAGCACGGTCTTGACACCATTTTTCTGTGGCATCTAACAACCAGTCGTAATCAACCCAATCATCAGAAAGAGAATTTATTCCCTGTACTGAATCTTTGAATGTTTCTTCTGTAAGATCTCCTCGGTTCTGGAGATTAATTGTGAGAACTTCTTTAGTAGGTACTTTATCGTACTTAGCAGCGAAGTCTGCAATCTCTTCAAATACAATTTTTTCATGGTACTCTTGGAAATAATCTGCTTTTATAAAAGGAACAACTTTTCTATAATAAGTTTCATTGTAAATGAGGTTCCTTAGAATTGATTCTTCTATTCGTTCTGTCATTCTAGTTTTAACCTCGCAAATGATTTCTCACTTAGTCTCTTCTGTATTAGTCTACCATAGTCTTCATGTAGTTCGCAACCAATATAATGTCTATTTAATGATTTGGACACAACTGCTGTTGTTCCTGATCCCATGAATGGATCTAGAACTATGTCTCCCTCTTCACTCCCTGCCTTGATACAAGGTTCAATTAAGTCAGGTGGATACACAGCAAAGTGTGCTCCCTTATATGGTTTGTTTGTTACAGTCCAAACATCTCGCTTATTTTTCCTGTCATAAGACTTGGATAACCCACTATGAGGAACCAACCCAGTACCAGGATTATGGTACTTACCTTTAGTCCTGTCTCTAGTGCCCCAGTCTTGCTTGACGGGTTCTTTAATTGCTTCATTGTTATAATAGTATTTACGATTTTTAGAAAGTAGAAAAATATATTCGTGTGATTTAGTACACCTATCTTTAACTGACTCAGGCATAGGATTAGGTTTATGCCATATAATATCCTGACGTAGATACCATCCATCTGCACGTAATGCAAATGCTAACATCCATGGTATACCTATCAAGTCCTTCTCTTTGAGACCTTCTAATTTGTTTCCTCTCTTAGCACACTTGTCAGGTAGATCTTGTTTTGTTTTACTTACAGTTTGTTTTGGTAATGCTTGTCCTTTACCAGGTCTATAGTTGTAATAACTATCACCTATGTTTACCCATAATGTGCCATCATCAGTTAAGACATCACGAACTGATCTGAATACTTCTACTAAATTTTTTATGTATTCTTCTGGTGATTGTTCCTGTCCTATCTGTGACTCTTCTCCACCGTAGTCACGCAATCCATAATAAGGTGGTGATGTGACACAAGTTCTTGCCTTGCCATCAAACTCTTTTAAAGTCTCACGACAATCTCCAAATAAAATTGTATCAACCACCATAACTATATTCCTTTCTTGCTGCCTCCTCCAGTTGTTTCATTACTCCTTCGGTAAAGTATTTTTCTGGGTCTTTAAGAATTGCAGAAGGATATACGCTGCTGCCACCAACAACGATCCTATTTCCTTTACGTTCAAAGACCCCATACTGTTCACCCAACTCCAATAATCCGTAATACTTATCCAGTCCACGTTCATCAAAATACAATCTAGTTTCAACTTTACTTCCCTCCTTTGTTAATCGAGATTTTTTTGCTTCACATTTTATTATGTTACCAACAAGTGTTGTGCCATCCTTTTCTTTCTTCTTACCAAGGTAGATGATAGTTGATGCTGCATACTTGAGTCCTGTTCCTCCACCCATTTCTTTTGTAGGTACGTAAGATCCTATTACATCATAGGTATGATTTGTCACAATCATAGGTATCTTTGCTTGACCTAGTTTCAAAGTCAATACACGAAATGCACCTTTGATTAATTGTGATTTAGTCATGTCTCTAACTTGTTTATCGTTAGCAACATCTTCCATCTCTTTAGATGTAGATAACATACCAAGAGAATCGAGAACAAACATCATTGGTTCTCTCTTTGGTTCTTTCATATACTTG